CAAAGAAGCTCGTGCCCATGCATCATCAGCTTTGTTGGAGGATGGACGAATTTACTTTCCTGCAAGCAAAAAATGGGCTAAAGATTTAATAGACATATGTGCTGCATTTCCAGCAGGAGACAATGACGATATAGTTGACACTTGCACTCAGGCGTGGTTGCGGTTACGTAAAGGTTGGTTTATCAGTCACTCTACTGACTATGAAGATGATGAGCCCACTGAAACAAAAAGGATAACTTTGTATGGCTAGACAACCTATACCATTCGCTGAAGGTTCTCCACCAGACGAGCTTCAAGTTGAGGCTTTTGGGGATGATGAAGTTCTTATTGGTGATCCAAGCCTAGACATATCACAAGACATTGACACTGAATTTGATTCAAATCTTGCTGAAGAGATTTCAGAAAAAGAATTAAAAGGCAAAGCATCTCATTTAATAACAACGTATGAAGAAGACCGAGAGGCTCGCTCTGATTGGGAAGAGCGATACAAAGCTGGCTTGCGCACTGTTGATCCTGATGGTGGCATGAGTGAAGAAGAAGATGCCAGAGCAAGTCGAGGTCTGAGTACTGTTGTTCACCCTATGATCGCAGAAGCTGCAACCCAGTTTAATGCCAGAGCCATTGCAGAGTTGTATCCCTCTGGTGGTCCAATCAAAACTATCATAGTCGGCAACCCAGACGAAGAAGTTGAAGAGCAAGCTCGTCGTGTTAAAGATTACATGAATTATCAGATCACTCAAGAGATGCCTGAGTATTTTCCTGACCTTGATAAGATGCTTTTCCAGCTCCCACTTGTTGGCCATGCTTTTAAAAAGGTTTGGTGGGATGCTAATCTTGATCGTCAGTGTTCAAAATTTGTTAAAGCTGAGGACTTTGTTGTTGCCCCAGAAAGTACAGATCTTTACACCTCGCAAAGATATACTCATTTAATTCGCATGCCTCGCAATGAGTTTAATAAATATGTTGAGGCTGGTTGGTATCTGCCTAGTGAATATAGTGGCGATGGCATTGACCCATCAGGAGACACAACTGAAGATATTGAAGGTGTCGATCCATACAACAATTCAGACGAGACCATGACTCTTCTTGAGATGCATGTTTATGATTCTTTTGATGGGGTTGATGGCTACGACGATTCTGGTGAAGATGACAATGTTGTTGGGTTGCCATATGTGATAACAGTTGATTATGATTCTGAGAAAATTTTAAGCGTCCGCAGAAACTGGAATCCAGAAGATCAAAAGATGAAGCGTCTCGATTGGTTCGTCAGCTACCCATTTCTTCCTGGAGTTGGATTTTATGGCTTTGGTCTTTATCATCTGATTGGTGGCCTAGGCAAAGCAGCAACAGGTTCGCTCAGAGCTTTGCTTGATTCAGCTGCATTCGCAAACATGCAAGGTGGCTTTAAGTTAAAAGGCAGAGTGACAGGTGGCGACCTTCAGATCAATCCTGGAGAGTTTGCTGATCTTGATGCGACTGTTGATGATGTTAACAAAGCAATAATGCCTTTGCCATTTAAAGAGCCTAGTGGTGCGTTGTTTAATCTTCTTGGTTTTATAACAGAGGCTGGTCAGCGTTTTGCTAATACTTCAGATATGAATGTTGGGGATGTTAATCCCAATGCCCCAGTCGGCACAACAGTTGCTCTGATTGAACAAGGCAGTAAATCATTTTCAGCAATACACAAACGTCTTCACTACGCACAAGGCCAAGAATTTAAGTTACTCGCAAGATTAAATGCGAAGTACCTACCTGAGCAATTTGAGTTCGCTTTGTCTGGTTCTTCGGAGATGATTTATGCGGCTGATTTTGATGCTCGTATTGATGTCATTCCAGTCAGCGACCCAAACATCTTCAGCACAGCACAACGCATCGCACAAGCTCAATCAATACTGCAAATGGCAAATGCCGCACCCCAACTTCACAATATATATGAAGCCTATAAGCGTATGTATGAAGCCATCCGCATTCCAAACATAGACCAGATCCTTATTGAGCCAAAAGAGGCAGTCAGGCTTGATCCAATTGATGAGAATATGAGCATCATGTATGGCAAGCCAATCAAAGCATTTCCTGAGCAAGACCATGATGCCCACATAGCTGTTCACATGCAGTTTATGCAAGATCCATCTTTGGCAGGGAATCCTGGAGCTGCAGCGATGCAACCTTTGCTGATTGCGCATATCGCTGAACACGTTGCATTGTTGTATCGTCAGCGCATGCAGTCTGCTATTGGCGTCCCATTGCCAAGCATCCCAAATATCAGAGACCCAGAATTCTCGTTTGAGGATATTGATCCTGCGATGGATATGATCATAAGTCAAAAAGCTGCACAGGTCGTAGCTCAATCACCTCAGATGGAAGCCATCAAGCCTATCGCTGCATTGGCAGGTCAACAACAACAGAATCCACTTCAATACGCTCAACAACTAGCAGAGCTAGAAGCCCAAGCACTCCAAGCAAGAACTCAAGCCCAGATCGCTGCCGATCAGGCCAAAGCTCAAAACGCTATGGATATCAAACAAGCTCAAGCTCGCCAAGACATGGAAATTGAAATGGCCAAGGCTCAAGCTGACCTTCAAGCCAAGGTTGCAAAACTAGAGGCTGATCTTCAAATCGAAAGAGAGAAGAATGCAGCCAAATTACAGATGGAGATGATTAAAAATGGAAATGTCTGATGGTATGCAAAATCCTAATATGAATACAGGCTCTATGAGCGACAGAGAAGCTGAAATGATGCCAGCTCCTTCAATGCCAATGCTTCCTCCTGAGATGATAGATGCAATACAAACTTTGATCTCAATGGGAATGACACCAGACGAGGCAATTAATCAAATCGCAACAGAAGTTGACCCAAGCCAATTCTCTGGCCAAATGGGTGCATTGCCTGCAGGTCAAGTTTCAAATGCAGAACAAAGAATGATGCCTGAAGAAGCACCAATGGATCAAAATCAAATGGCTGAGTATCTTCAAAACAAAGTTGCTGAAATCAGAAGTAGAACAGGTGGTCTGACTCAAATGGGAGCACTTCCTCCGCAAGGTGCTATGCCACCACCTCAGAGATAGGATTCAGTCATGGCTGAGAAAAATGGTGTTTTGTCATCTTTTGGTATAAAAGAATTTGAAGATCTCAAAAGAGGACTTGAAAGAGGAAACCCAGCACTGGGAACATCTGGTGGACCATCAAAGTCTAATGTACTTGGGGCTTTAACTTCAATAGGTGCAAAAGCAATGAATTCTGTACCTGTTGGCCAAGCGATCAGTGCTTTTAATGTTTATGGGAATGTTACAGCCGAACAAGCAGCTGCAGCTGCATTGGGCAGAGACCCTGTATATTCAGCCGCAGTTTTAGGAGACCCAGTTCAAAATTTTTTAACAGGAAATAAGTCCCCGTCTGCTATGTCAATGGTAAGAACTCAAGCTGATACAAATAATGATGGGGTTGTTACACCAGAAGAAGTTAATCAATTTGGCATGGGCAGAGGTTTGACTGCTTATGATGTTGGGATTGATATGGGTCGCCCAGATGTTAACATAAAAAGAACATTCTCAGCTAGGCAGAATCGTGAAAATCCACCAACAGTTCGTTATGTTTCCCCGACAAGCCCAGCCAATCCTGCAAATTATATTAATAAAGATTTTGGTCAATCATATTCAACAACAGCTTCTGACACCATAGAAACTATTAAGGACAACATAGGGATAAACCCAGCCCCAACCCCAGAAGACTTATCACCATCAAACCCTGAAAACTTTGTTAATAAAGATTTTGGAGCTGGTGGTCCACCAAAAGGAGTTGGCAATCAACCCCAGACCCCAGATGAACCAGGAAAGTCTATCGTTTGTACTGAGATGTATCGCCAGACTCAACTAGACGATTGGGCTAAAGCCATGAAGGTTTGGGATGTGTACCAGAAAAAGCATTTGACTATTTTCCATGAGATTGGCTATCATTGGTTATTTAAACCTTATGTCAGAGGGATGAAGAAAAGTAACTCAATGACAAAGATAGGTGCTTATCTGGCCAAAGAACGAACTCAGCACCTTAAACACATCCTCACGAAAGGCAAAGCAAAAGACAGCTTTGTTGGAAATGTTTGGTGTAAAATAATTCACCCTGTTGTCTATATAGCAGGTAAACTGAAAATAGGAGATTAAAATGGCCGAAGTCAGCGTAGAGAATATGGAAGAAAATGGAACGCTATTTATGGAGAAAATGGGTTTTGCCCACGATACTGAGGGTCTTGAATTAAGCGACGATCAGCTTGTCAACTTTCTTTTGCTTTGCCACCAAATGGAATATGGCGTGCATGAGGAAGAAGAAATGATGGAAGAAGATCATGGCGATATGAAAGTCAAGATCATGAAGGTTGACAGCGGTGACATGCGCGGTGTTATGGATGAGTTGCTCGGACATGGTGGTCCAAAGATGATGGATTATTAAGATGCCATACAGCAAATATTCCCCAAAGCAAAAAAAGCTAGCAGCAGTCGCAGGAAATAAGAAAAAGATAACTGGTGCTGATTTTAAAAAGCTGAAGAAGAAAAAGAAA